CTCACATCAGGTCCAATCGCTCTGTCCCTCTGAGCTTGCTGGCCTGGAGTTCCAGAACATTTCTTTGATCTACCATTCCACTGAGCTCCAAAACAAGATTGGTTTCTACGTCGCTTGCACAAGGACTCGCAACACCCTTTGCTTGGTGTCAGACCAATTTAATGAGTTTCACACCACCACCTGACTACACAAAAGTCTTGTTCGCAGCCACTGTCGGGGCAGCATTGGCCATTACGACCCTTTTCGCCACCCGCAACACATCGCCACACGTGGGAGACAATATACACCACTTGCCACACGGGGGCTTGTACCAGGACGGAAATAAGAAAATTGCCTATGCAGGCCCCGGATACAATCCCCACTCGCGCCAACTGCTTTTACCCGCAATCGCCGTGGTACTCCTCTCCTTGGGCATTGTTATTAGTGAGCGGTTTAAGCGCCCTTTGCGTCCTTGCCGTTGCTAACTTCTTCTCGCGACTCGCTGAGAGCCCCTCCTGTCTGTTGACAATAACTGGACACTCCGTTAGCATTTCAGGCTGCGAGAACCACGATATACCCGCCATAATCCAAAGCTTCTCGTGGAGCAGCAATGTTTTCAACCGCTAGTTTCCAAGCACTTTTCACACAGTTCGAGATTCTTAGGAACCAAGTAACAGACCTACAGCAAAGTGTGAATGGCATGCGCACGGATATCACGCAAACAGACCACATACAGGCTGTCAGAGCCGACCTAGCGGCGCTCCCGACTATAACCGACATCCAGCGCAACCATGGCGAGCTACTAACTTTGCTCACCAATCCACGCCTTCAGCCGCCTTCTACCCCTACGCCGCCCGATCGACGGATTTTCTTCTCAGAACTGCAGTCTGCACTCAACGCTACCAACGCGCTCCTGGCTAACAGGCCAGAGGTAGACTACCAAGTCTTGCAGTCACCACTTCCTCTCGAAGAGCTATTTGGCCAACTGCACGCTTTGCATGACAACTCAATCAAGTGGTATAAACACCTCGAGGGACTACAGAATCGGGCCACCCTCCAAATTGAAAGACTGCACGACGCCTTACCCGCCACTGCAGGCACCGACTCGCCACAGATCAGCCAGGCGTTACACAGCATATTAACTAACACTGAGAGAGTGCTCAACCTTTTGAATCAGGACCGCCGAGCGCTTGATGACATCGGCCCCCAGCTCACCGTCATTCGCGACCAAATTGACCGCAATTGCCCCTTCGACGTTTTGCGGCAAATCTTAGCCATAGTCTCGCAAGCGGACCCAACTGAGCAGCCACAAGTGCAAACGTCCTTGCCAGACCTTGAGGTGGAACACCCAAACCTCGAGTGCCGGACTCATGGGGCGCTCGTGTTCGACAACATCCATGCCATGATCCCAATGGACATCACTACTCGACCACCCAGCACCAGTCTGCAACTCTCAATAAATGTTGTGGAATCTCGCACACTCACCACAGTGCAGTTCACGATCTACGACGCTGGCGCCTTAATCAAGTCGGGCCATGTATCAACACCACACCATCTCTCAGAGTTACCAGGTGACGCCCTCTTCCTTATTCGACAGAAATGCCCAAACTTCACCTACAAACTAGCACACGGCAATGTGTGTTAAGTTTGTGGACAAGTTTGAAATAATCAAGATGCCTGAAAGTAACCCGAGAGTCAACCCGCCAAATCCAAATGACACCAGCAACACCAACCCCCCTCAAGGGAACCAAAACCGACCTGCTCCTACCGATAATCCAAACACCAATGATGACCTGCTCATGCCGTCTCCGGAGGAACTTCTGCTCATAACGCGCGAGATAGACTCCAACACAGTCGCCTCCAAACAGACCGTCACAGACATTCTCGACCTGCTCAAAGTGGACCACCCAACCGCCGACAGATCCGACCTATTTCAATTAGCTTGGTTCTGCTACCACAATGGAAGTTCCCGATTCCTGGTGGCACGAGGAGAGACTTCCCACCGAGTTCCACTAGCAAAGATAAAGAATGTCGTTGAACTCAAATGCACACTACGGCAGTTTTGCATGTACTACGCCAAAACTTGCTACAATACCGGAAAAGGTCAGATGATACCTCCAGCATCATGGTCCACCCGCGGCTACCCCGAAAATGCCAAGTTCGCCGCCTTCGACTTCTTCAGCGGAGTCACTAATAATGCCGTCCCGGCACCGACTGGTGGCATGGCTTACTACCCTACCGC